GGGGGTACGTTTCTAACCGGTGGACAGACTGATAATCTTAAAGAAATTTTGGAAGAAATACGTGATAAGATTGATGACTTGGACACACGGTTGGATTCCCTTTGGAGATCCGGACATACCACAACTACAACCACGACGAGTACGACGACTACTACATCGAGTACTACTACCACGACTACAACTACGTCAAGTACTACGAGTACGACTACAAGTACATCAAGTACTACGTCTACGACAACGGCATAAAGGTGAAGTTAAATGGCTCTTGAAACTAAAATTGCAAGTCCTACTGCTAATAGTTTTGTTACGTTGGCTGAAGCTAATACGAGAGCCGCTTCCCTTTCTTATGATACCTCGGCGTGGGATGCTTTAACTGACGCTTCTAAAGAAGAATGTTTGAAACTTTCAGCGGCGGCGATGGGAAAACTCCCACTTCGAGGACGTAAGGTAAATCGTAGGATATCAAAAACAAGGTTAACAACATGGAGCAATTGGTCTGATGGGTACGAAGAACAAGCATTATGTTTTCCTCGTACCTCTCAGTTTACATGGACGGTTATACCAGATGAAGTAAAAGAGTGTCAGATTGATATTGCCGTAACAATTATAGCTCCGTTATTTCCACAAACAGGTGACTCTGGGGGAGATGACCCGGACGAACAAACTATTAAAAGAATGTCTATCGGGCCATTGAGTGTAACATTTAATGATCCGGCTAAAAGACCTTCTGCTGAATATATTCTTGGAGATACTAAACTTTTAACCAGTTCTGTCGTTTCGTTGAAGTTACACAGATATCTTACTGCGGTGCGTGGACTTAGAATTGATACTGCTGAAGAAATTGAAGAAGATGCTCTTTCTGATCGTATAACTACAACGACAACGACTACCAGTACGACTACTACGACAACGGCATAAAAATTATGGCTCTATACGCACAAGTAAGAACGGCTGTACATAAACTCCTTAAAACCGCAGGGCAAGAACTTACGCTTACGCGAGTTATAGAAGGTGACTATGATACGGCTACTTCTTCTGCAGCTACCACTACTTCTACACAAACAGGTATCGGGGCCATTTTTGATCGTGGCGATAAAGATATAGATGGTACTTTAATTCGTGTTGGTGACAAGCAATTGATTTTATCCCCGCTTAATTCTGATGGCGCGGCTATTACGGCTCCGCAATTAGGAGATACAGTAACGACTGCTGCGGGAGATTGTTATACAGTAGAAGAACCACTAAAAGAATTGAATCCTGGTGGAACAGTGGTAGCTTACGATTGTAACTTGAGGAAATAAAATAATGTCGAGTCTTGACGTTGATATAGATAAATTCGCTAAAAAAATTTCTACAAAGTATGATCAGCTTACTCAAAATGTATTGGTTGAGATAGCCGATCGTTTAATAAAGCGAACTCCTGTAGGAAATTCTAAATTATGGAGTAAGCCTCCCGGCAAAAACTATGTTCCTGGGAAAGCGAGAGCAAATTGGGAGCATTCAACATCCACTACCTCGACAGAAGAATTAGACGAAAGAGATGTTGATGGAGATGCTACGTTGTCAAAAATAAAAGCAAGTATTCCTGCGAATGCGGCGGATTATGATCATGTTATTTACAATGCCGCTAAACATATATGGGCGTTAGAAAATGGGCATAGTACACAAGCACCAAGCGGTATGGTGGCTATAACCTTGGTTGAAGTACCGCAAATCATCGATGAAGAAGCAAGGAAGCTGAAATGAGTCTGTTATACATAAGACAAGCCCTTGAAGGCAAACTTGCTGAAATGACTCCTGCGTTAGCTACGGCATATGAGAATAAGTCCTATACGCCTGTGGAGGGAATTCCGTATCAGAGAGTTACTTTGCTTCCAGCTATCCCAGACAACACTACTAAAGGAGACGGACACTACAGAGAACAGGGAATATTTCAGATTTCTTTATTATACCCGATAAAAACCGGACCTTCGGCAGCCACTACACGAGCGATAGCGATACAAGTGGCATTTAAACGAGGTACTTCTATTACTGTTGGTGGCATAATGGTTCGTATAAATAAAACACCTGCTATCTGGCCTGGCTATAATGAAGGAGACAGATGGCATTTACCTGTAAAAATACCGTATTTTGCGGAAATATTCGATTAAGGAGGATTATCAAAAATGACAATAGCATCTGGTGTTGATAAAAAAGTTGTGGTTGCTCTGCAACCGGCTAAAGGTACGATAGCTAATGCAAATTCGCCTACTGCTACTTATTTAAGGCGTACTACCTCAAGTTTGGATTTACGAAAAGAAACATATCAATCGAACGAAATTAGAACCGATCAGCAAATTGCTGACTTTAGACATGGTGTTCGTTCTGTGGATGGTTCTATTAGCTGTGACTTGGCTCCAGGTTCTTTGGCTCATCAAATTCCTAACATCTTAAGAAAGTCTTGGGCCGATGGTATAGCTACCACCAAATCTGATGTTACTGCCGCTCTTGTTTCCGGAGGTTCTGGTACATTTACAACTTCTGGAGGAACCTGGCTTACCGATGGTTATAAAGTTGGTGATGTTGTTCGATGGACTGGATGGGCTACTGCTACTTCATTAAATAGTATAAACATGATGATCACGGCTCTTACTTCTACAGTAATGACTTGTTACATTTTGAATTACGCCACCACTGAGGAAGCGTTTGCCCCAGAAGCCGCAGGTGCGAGCGTTACTTGTACTGTAATAGGGCAGAAGTGTTGGGTGCCTGATTCTGGGCAAACTAAAAAGTATCTCACGTTTGAGCATCATTATAGCGATCTCGATCTTTCCGAGGTGTTTACTGATTGTCGTGTTTCTCAGCTTGTTTTGAGACTCCCTCCTACTGGTATGGCGACTGCTGAAAGTTCTATTGTTGGGTTAAACATGACCCCTAAAAGCGGGTCTACTTCTCCGTATTTTACAAATCCTGCTGCGGCTTCTACAGGCGGTTCTGTCGCGGCTGTAAATGGTGGCCTTTTTGTTGAAGGTACTCAAATTGCTCTTTTGACAGGTCTTGATATTACTATTGGTGGGGATGTTACGGCGGCTGACCCAGTGGTAGGGGCTAATGTAAGACCTGATTTATTTCCTGGGCGTGTAAGCGTTACAGGAAATATGACAGTCTATTTTGAGGACGCTACGTTTAGGGATTATTTCTTAAATGAAACTGAAGTAAGTTTGTGCTGTGCTTTTACTGAAAGCAATGATGACGATGCAGATTTTGTTGCTGTGTCTATACCGAGGTTGAAAGTTGGCGGGTCTTCTAAGGATGATGGTGAAAAAGGTTTGATTCAGACCGTTCCTTTTCAGGCACTTTTGTATACCACTGGCGGGACAGGTGTTAAGCACCATAAAACAACTATTAGTATTCAAGATTCTATGGCCGATGACTTTGTGGCTACCACCACTACCACAACCACATCGTCTACTACTACCACAACTGCTTAATTTTAACGCTTACAATTAATTGTAAGAAACTTTAAAAAATGGAGAACGGGGAGAATGGGAAAAATGACAGACAAGAAGGAAAAGGTAGAAAAGAAAATCATTGATCTATCGTCGATTGACACAGTAGCAGGGGCAAATAAGGGATTTGATGTTTCTATTTATCATCCAGGAACATTGGAGGATCTTGGAATTACAATAACTGTGCTTGGTAAAGATTCTGATTTGTACCGGCAGAAAAGTACGAAAATGCAGCAAAAGCGACTTGATAAACTTGCTAAAGGCGGTTTTCGTAAAAAGAATATGAATATTGATGGTTCTGATGCTGATGCGATTAGGTTGCTTGCTGAATGTACTACCGGGTGGACAGGTGTTATAGAGAATAAGGAAGAGATTCCTTTTTCGGTGGATAATGCGATTGAGTTGTATACAAAATATCCGTGGATGCGTGAACAAATTGATGAGGCTATAGCGGATCGTAGCAATTTTTTATAGAATTAAGTGATGCTTTATTAGAGTATGCAGAGCATCACATTGATCTTGGTAAAAAAGGGGAAGACGGTTTTACATTAGCTGATACTTTAATAGCTGTGTATAACCAAACAGGAAAACTTCCGGAGCAACTTAAACCGATAGATGTTCCGGAAGAAATCCTGTATATCTGGGAATGGTTCTGTGAGTTATCCAACAACAGAAGAACAGGATTTAGCGGAATTGAACCTATTACTTACCAAGATATTCTGGCATGGGTTACTTTAACAAGAATACCGATAACACCGTGGGAGGTAGATACCTTATTAAAAATAGACACTCTCTACAGAATAAAGATAATGGATACAAAGCCTAAGACTCCAAATAAAATTAAAGGTAAAAAATAAATGACTGATTTAGCCACTCTTGAAATAAAACTTGTAACTTCAGGAAAAGATGAATCTATACAAGTTTTATCTAATGTAAAAGCAAAAGGTAAAGAAGCTAAATCAGCTATTTCTGATCTTAATAGTGAATGGGAAAAACTTGCTAAGGAAATTAAACATATAGTTAACGAGTATAATGCTTATACATCCGCTACTAGAAATAAATTAAATGCTGATAGAGAATATGTAGCTATGTATACTGCTTTATTAAAAGAACGAGAAGCATTAGAAAAAAAATATGAAAAAGAAGTAGCAGAAGAACATTTAGCAAGAATAAAAAACCAGCAAGCTATCGATAAAGCAGAAAC